ATCCCAATTACCGTCCAACAACTGTTTACGTTGTATGGCTGGTAAGGATTGCAACATCCTTTCATATTCACCATCTTCAGCAAGAAAAGGATTGTCCTGTAATCTTGCTGGTATAAACTTTCTTGTAAGACCGTCTGAACCTTTAAAGCTTTTGTTTTCCTCGGCTGGTTCTACGTATCTTTTCTTTACCCATTGTGCTCCTACTCCACCCGGGTTAGCTGTACATCTTAAATAAGTTTTCAACTCAGGGTTGGTGGTTCTTAGCCTTGATGCTAAATAGTTCCATCCAAACTCTGTAGGTAAGTGAGTTATCTCATCAAAACCTATCCAACTGTACGCTTGTCCTTGGTAACGATAAACATCTGCATCACGTTCCAAGAATCCAAATTCTATTTTGGCTCCACTAGGGAATTGCCAAAGCTTTTCTACTTCTTTAAACTTTGCACCTTTAAAAGCTTTAGGGTACAACTCTCGAGACTTATCTATAATCTCTCTTAGTTCTGGCATAGACCTACGAAGTATTAAGGCTCTATGCTCTGCTATGTGGCAAGAACGCAATGGGTCTATTAACATTGCAAAACTTTTACCACCACCTGCTGCTCCACCGTAAAGAACATCTTTCTCGGATGCAGCTAAGAAGTCAGTTTGAGGTCCTTCGTTAGGCATGAAAGCCACATGAGAACCTGTATTGTCTAAATGTTTTTGTATAGGGTCAGGAAGTTTCTTGCTTTCTGACTTAGTAATAACATTAGACGTTAAAACTTTTTCTTCTTCGTCAAGTTCTTTCTTGACTCGGATTAAACTTCTTGTAAGCTTTTGAACTTTCTTAGACTTCTTAGTTAATTTCTTCTTAGCTTGTAAGCTTAGTTGAAGATCAGAAAGTTCTGAAGTTTTTTTTCGCCCCGGCTTACGCCGAGGTGTACCGTCCTTTTTAAGTATATAGCTCCCATCCGGATTTGTCAAGTACTTTTCTGAATTATTTTCCAGATCGTCCATATGTTTTATCTACGTATTTTTTTAATCCGGGTCTTGACATGCTTCTACCTGTTTCAGACTCAAGCCAATCTACACCTATTCCAAGACTTATTTCGTTATGAAAGACAGCTTCTGCTACCTCATCTAACATTTGTAATTCTTCTTCAATGGGTTTTAAATAACCTTCAAAGTTATCATCTAGCTCATAGCCAAACGGAACAGTCGAAGAAGTTCTTCTAATATAATTTTCAGGGATAAACATTATCTCTTTTTACCTTTGTGTAAACCATGACTTGCATGTTGTTTACCCTTACGAGTTGCTTCTCTTTTCTTTTTAGTCGCTGCTGCAAGTTTCTTTTTACCTGCAGAAGTTGATTTTAATTTCTTAATGGTAGCTGCAGGTGCATATACCTCACCAGTTTCAGAGGACTTCTTTCCACTAGGAGTTCTCCACTTTTGTTTGGTCCAACGTCTTAAAGATACCTGAGACTTTTTAAGTGCCATTATTTATACCCACCACCGGCTGCTTTGTATTCTTTTGCTAAAAGCTGGGCTTTCCGAGCTGACCATTGCCCGGCTTTACCACCACGTGTACCAGCTTTGATCTTCTCGAAAAGTCTCTTACGCATACTCGGCTTGGTATAATTACCAGCCTTGTTGACCGTAGACTTTTTTGATTTAGTTGTCGTTTTCTTTCTTGGCATCTTTTTTTCCAAATATTCTATCCCAATTGTCTCTATAGTCTTGCGTATAAAACCCGGGTCTAGGATTAGCTCCTTTCCCACTATCGCTTTTCTTATATACGTGGTTTCTAAAAGTTACAGGTTTATCAGGACTACCTATAGCTTGTGATTTACCTTTAACCATCTTGTTTTCCCATACTTAAAATACTTTTGAGTTTATATAAAACACTAATAACATTAAACCAAACACTACTACTTGAACAACTGACATCAAAGCAACAATGCTTAGTTGTCTATCTGCCCACCAGTTTAGTTCAGTCTGTTGCCATTCTGCAAACTCTTCGGGTGTAGCGTTTTCAACTTGAGGTTGCATTACCACTTAACCTTGTTAGCCCAGTAAGCTGCTGACATCTTACCACGTTTAATGTTTTTAGCATGACGAGCTTTAAATGAAGCTCTTTTCTTTTTCATCTTTGAAGACTCACCTGCTTTAGGTTTACCTGCAGTTTTAGCTCCTTGCTCACCGAATCTAATCAAACGTATTTTATCGCCTTCCTTGGCTAATACTACGTGTGACTTCTTTGGATGCTTTGGAGTTCTTTTAGGTACGTTATACCCAGCAAACTTCTCTCCTCTATATGTAATACTCAATGTACTGTCCTTCCACTAGGGTCTTTATCTATTATGTTCAAGTGTGTCTCATCATCTCCATCAACATAAATACTATCGAGTTCACCAACAATAACCAAATAATTGTGTTTTGCAGCTCGTTCTGCTTTCTCAAGCGTTTCAGCAACAATGTTTGGACCTTGAAAGGTTTGCCCATAAGCTTCTACCTCAGTCAGAAATATCTTCATATTCACCGTCTTCGATATCTAAAGGGGCTTTATCTGGCATCAGAAAGATACCCCCAGCATTCATGTTGTGAGTTACATCAACTTTATCGACCTTAGAGACTCCAACTCTATCAAGTAACGTTTGAGCTGCAGAGAGCTTATTGTTAGCTTGGATAATAGGTTTCTTAGAATCCATAATTTCTACCAACTTAAAGGCAGCCTTAGGAGCTGCGTTGGCTAGAATGTCTTGAGTTAGTTCAAGTATCTCAGACTTCAAAGTCTTAACCACATGATGGTAATGGCTTTTATAGCCTGCAAGCTCTGCAGCCTTCTTAGCATCGCCTTGACATTCGACAAGATGCTCAAGGAAAGACTGTTGTTTCTCAGTAAGCTCTCGCTTGCTTTGAGTTTTATCTATGCTGGGTAATATAGCCATGTCCTTTATTATAGAGTTACTTACTAAATTTGTCAAGCTTTTAAAGTTTTTTTATTTACCTATTGACAAAACCTCACTGAGGATGTATAATAACGTTAGTGCCCCCCCGGGTTCAATACCTATCTAGCACCTCCCCTTCCTCATCCTTTCACGTTAAAAACACCCCCTAATTAATACCAATTAATACCTTAAAAACTTTAAAGTTTTTATAGTCTTTAAAGCCCGACTGTAAACTAGTTATGTCCAATCTGGTTAATGGTGTATTTGGTGTAAAATGTATAATCACGCTATAGATATATAGGGGGGTGGGGTAGGTCTCTAGCCTAGGTCGATGGTGGGATTCTAAAAGCATCTCAATCTAGCCCTAACAAGACTTTAAAAAGCTTTCAAGATTTACTAGCCTATCAAATCTAACGCCATAAAGAACATTAAAGTCTTTATAGATACCATTCTCATTCTCAAAGCATAAGATAAACTTTAAAAACTTTACAATGCTTTCTAAAGTTAATCAGACTCTAAAGTCTCAAATGGTATCTATAAGCATGTTGTGAAGTACCAAAGCAAGTACGGAGGATGTTTTACCCATTCGTTAAAAGACTGAGGAACTTTAAAGGACTACCAAGTCACAACATGTGCATAGCACTTTAATACATTATGGAGTTGCTCTTTATAGGGTTCTACATATTCTTTTATAACCTCCTTGATAATACTTTAATGTCCTGCATGTACCTTACAGGTCTTTAAAGTCTCTGTATCAAACTGTATCCCTACAGATTCATGTCCTCTGCAAAGATACCTACATGAATTAATGGCTTTAAAGTTGAGATATTACTTATTAACTTGAAAAGTCTAATGATTTCTAAGTCCATAAAGCTCTCCTAATTCTAGTTAACGATGACATAAAGCTTTTAAAGTTCAAATGTTTTAAACTTTTTTATCGCTAAAGCTCTAAAAAACTTTAAAAACTTTACAGGCAAGCTGTAAACTCTAAGGCATTTGAACATTTAAAACCCTTCATGTCATTACCGTACTTATATTAGGAGACCATTATGAACAAAGAAATCATCATAGACTTTTCAAATGAAGAAAGCGTAATATTCTCAACAGTTTCAACAGCCATTAATTACATTGTAGATATGCTCTGCAGTGAAATTCATGCTGTAGGAATCCACTGTAGTGATACAGAGGACACTAAACACCTGCAAAACTACATTGCAGGACTTTATAAATCTATTATCTAAGGAGATAAATATGGCAGAATATGTAGAAAAATTCCCTAAAAAGGGAGCAACGTACCCACAATGCAAAGCAGTTGCGATGCACATGACAGACCTTGGGATTCCAAATCCTAAGAATCCTCAGTATACCTTAAAGGAATGGGATAAAACCAATCCTTTACGTACCATGCTTTGGATACTGGCACAACCAAAATCTCAAAGAGATACTGATATTGAGGCTTTGAAGACTCTGCCGACTTTCACTAGAAAGCATGTGCAAACTCTCAGAGATTTACCTCATGGCTTTGAGAACCTTCCGAAAGCCTATAAAGACTGTCTTAAACTCTTTATGGCATCAGAATACAAAAGAAAGTAAATCTTTTGAAAGCCTTAACATTCTTGTTAGGGCTTTTTTATGGTCATCTTTTATCATTACCCACCAGTAATAATGAAATTACTTTGTAATTGCTTTTGATCTTACGACCTTGTAGACTAGATGACCTACCCTAAAGTCTTTAAAGACCTACGGTCATTTTAAAACTTTAAAGCTTAAAACTTAAGATTCCTCGCCCAAGGGTTGAAGGAATTTAGTTTAAAAAAACTTTAAAGAATCCCTAATCTATCATGTTTTTCCTGTACCTTTTTAGTATCTTTAAAGTTCTTTAAAGTTCTTCAATCATCTTCTTTCCTCTACTATTATCTTTAATTATCTATCATATTACTTCAAAGATTATAGCATGTTTTTTTAAAAAACGCAACACTTTTTAATTAAATATATAAATTAATTAATAGATTAATCTTAAACTGAAGATTAAAATATGTTTGACTTTCTCTCGGCTTTCTGCCATGATGCTTCTCGTCTTGGCAACAATGCCTTGACCAAACTTAATAGGAAATATTATGAGTAGAAAAGAAGTACCACTTGTAAAGTTTAACTCTCAAGAGAAAGCTCAACGCTATATTCAAGAGTTAGGTTTTAGTTTATCTAATGTTCATTGCTTTAAAGAGGACAGGTCGTTCCTGTATTCTAAGAAGTTCTCTAAGACTCAAGTCTTTCTTAGATCAACTTTTGATTATCTCAATGATAATACTTTAGAAATGGGTACTGTTTGGACTGTTCAACAATTTTAATAGGAGAAAATTATGAAACAAGGACATTTAATTAATAAAATAAACAAGTTAATTCCTGTTGCAAATGCTGTGCCTTTATCAGAGTTTTATGATAACGATACTTACAAAGGTATTTGGTTTAAAGGTAGTGGAAATATTTATAAAGATCAGCTTATATTTGAAAGCTGTGGCTATGATGATTATATTCATCCTGAATTAGAAAAAATATTAGATGATGCAGGATGGTATTGGGAACCTTATGATTGTGGAACTTTATTAGCATATTCAAATTAATTTAATAGGAGAAACTTATGTCGATTACTTTTAACTCAGATGAAAAAGATCACTTTGATATCACAGACTTTATAGAATCAACTATAGAGCCACAAGAAAATGTTTACAATTCGTTGATCGAATTAGAAGATTGGGTTTTAGAGGAAGCCTTAACCACTAAAAACATGGGGGTCAAAGATGAATTCTAAATAATAATCTTAAACTGAAGATTGAAAAGGGGTTGACTTCCCTGCCACCAGTTGGTACAATGGTCGGCACAAGCACAGGACAATTAGTAAAAGAGCTGAAAATAAATCAGATAAAATAATATAAACTAATTCTCAAGGGTTAACAGAGAAACACCAGTAAAAATAACTAAATGATAAAACTGCATGAAACTCTCCCGAACTATACAGACATCATTGCGATTGTATATGTAAATTCCCACTTGCTAGTTGATGGGTACAAACTAACTAGCATTTTTATTAACTTTAATAAACTATGGAGATAGTAATATGGCTAAATTAATTTATAGCAGAAATGGTAGCGAGACTACTGAAAGTATTGATAACGCATCACCTCAAGTGAGATGGATATGGAAACAAGCTCATAGCTTTGGTGCTAACATTGTAAGAGTAAGAGCAGATCAACTCCGATATGGTAAAAGCACAGGTAAAACATTTGATGCTTTTCATAATGGTAAAGTATCTGTTTACAAACAAAAGGATAATGTACATCCCGACAATGCTTTGTACTTTGCAAGAAAAATACCTCTTACCAAAGTAAACAAGGGTATGCAAATTCTTGAGATACATACCAACATAGATGTTCAAGATACTCTTGATACTGTTACAGGTATTAAATACTATTCACAAACTTCTTTCTTTGGAAGACTTTGGAATCGTATTAGATATGGTACTCCCATGTCTATAACAGCCTAGTAATAATCTAGGTGCTGACGAGCTATCAGTCTTTTGGGTAAGACCCACAGTTCATACTGATATAAATTAAACAACTGAAAACCTATGGTTTGCTAGTATCCATACAAAAACTAGCACCTTTTAACGCTAATATTTATGGAGATATATTATGGCACAGATGAGAGTAAAAGACCAAGACCTAATCATAGAGCAGGTTGTAAGTAAAATTGAAGCTACTGAACTT